GATCAAAAACAAGTTAGATGAAACTGATACCGAAGAGTTAGATATAGAAGATGAAGTAAATAAATTTGCTGATTGGGCCTGCGGAATACTGGAGTTAGAGAATCAACCAAAGATTGAACTAAGTATGGATACCGAAGATGCACAAACAAACCATCACACTGGCAGGCACGTAGATGGTGAAAACAGTGTTTGGGTTTATGCCAACAATCGTAACTTAGTAGATATACTAAGAACGGTATTTCATGAATTGGTACATGTTCGTCAAGGTGAATTGGATATGATTAAGCCAGGCTCAAGCTATCCAGGTAGCCCAATTGAAGCGCAAGCCGATATGCTTGCTGGGAAATTTATTAAAATATACGGCGAAAAGAATCACCATATTTTCCAATAACAGATTGACTTAAATTCAAATCTGTGATATCATACACAGATGCTTAAATTACTTTTCTCATTACCAAAACAAATTACCATTGCACTCAGCGGTGGTGTGGATAGCGTAGCTATTACTGATTTTCTAGCTAAAAAGCATGAGGTAACATGTGCGTTTTACCATCACGGAACAGAAAATTCTCAACGGGCATTTGAGTTTGTTGCCAAATTCTGTACCGAACGTGATCTTCCACTGTTAGTTGGAATGCTTCACACACCTAAACCAAAAGATTTAAGTCAAGAAGAGTTTTGGCGAAACGAACGATATAAGTTTTTTGAACCACTGGGTCCTGTAGTAACCGGTCATCACCTTGATGATTGTACCGAAACTTATCTTTGGTCTTGTATGCATGGTACTCCCAAAGTCATTCCAAAAACAAGAAACAATGTACTACGCCCTTTTCTAACTACTAGGAAAACTGAATTTATTAATTGGTGCGAACGTAAAAATATCAGTTGGTGTGAAGATTTAAGCAATGATGACGTTCAGTACACACGAAATTATATTAGACATTTAATCATGCCCAACGCATTAAAAGTTAACCCAGGATTACATACTGTAGTAAAACGCTTGATTGAGAATCAAACTTAAATCAAATTATATGACATTAAAATTCTTTTACTTTTAGTCTTAGGCACATGGTGTAATACATTCCCAGGGAACATAAGAAACATATTTGATTTAGGTTTAATTATAGTATTATTTTCAAATATTATTGGGGCGCACTCATCTTCAACATCTATATAACATATAGCCGAATACCCTAGAGGCATATGTCTGTGGGGTATTGCATAATCTCCCTCTACGTATTCCATACCCCATGCATTCATACAAGATAATTCAAATTTAAAGTCAGCTCTGATATTATTAATTATATCATTGGATGTCTGTAGCACCAAATTAATTAAAGGAGTAAATTTTTCATTTTCTGTATGAGCAAGGTATGATGTTACATAATTAGCTCTTACATTAGAATCTATAGATTTTCCACTATCTTTAATTTTTTCTTCAAAAATAGCTTCTTTAGATAATTCTAATAGTGGTCTATACTCTAAAAAATCCATAATAAAAATGGTTGCGGTGGTTGAATAATGAACTATTTTTTCTTCGTATTTCATGACAATATTTATTTTTCTCATTGGTAATGGATAAATTTACCTCACAAAATGATTGACTTTACTCCCACAAACATATATACTAACACACTTTAAAGGAGAACTTATGTCTACACGAACTTTCAGCGCCGAAGCAAAGCTTAAACTTACGCAAATGGTCAATGAAGGCATGGCAACCATGCACGAAATTGATGCCCTTACTGAGGGATTGGCTGACACGGTTAAGGCAGTGGCAGAAGAATTGGAAATCAAACCAAGCATTCTGAAAAAAGCAATTCGTATTGCACACAAGGCCAGTTTGGGACAGACTAACAAAGAACACGAAGATTTGAACGAAATCTTGGAAACTGTAGGAAAAACTCTTTGAGTTATGTAGATGCTATCTTGGACAGAGATTCGGATAGAATTTTTGTCGTAGAACGAACTCCCGAAGGCAAGCGTACTTATCGTGAGTTTCCTACCAACTATACCATGTATATTACCGATGCAAAAGGTAAATATCGTAGTATTTATGGAGATGCTGTTAGCAAATTTTCAACTCGTAAACGTGCTGAATTTGAAAAAGAACGTAGGATTCATTCAGGTAAAAAACTGTTTGAAAGTGACGTTAACGTCTTGTTTAGGTGCCTAAGTGAAAACTACCTAAAGGTAGATGCTCCAAAGCTTCACACCTGCTTCTTTGACATTGAAGTTGATTTTGATCCCGAAAAAGGCTTTAGTCCTACCAGTGATCCATTCAATCCTGTAACAGCTATCAGTTGTTACCTAGATTGGCTTGATCAATGCTTTACTCTGGTCATTGCACCCAAGCACATGACTGAAGAAACAGCACAGGAAATCGTTGGCGAATTTGACAGTACTATTCTGTTTAAAAACGAAAAGGATATGTTTGATGTTTTCTTTCAATTGATTGAAGACGCTGATGTATTGACTGGTTGGAACTCAGAGGGCTATGATATACCCTACATGGTCAATCGCGTAACCAGAGTAATGAGCAAGGATGATACTCGCAAGTTTTGCTTGATGGGTCAACTGCCCAAAGCCAGAGAGTATGAAAGATTTGGTAAAAGTGAAACTACCTATGACTTGGTTGGTCGTGTTCACATGGACTATCTACAGCTATACAAAAAGTATAACTATGAAAGTCGGCATAGCTATAAGCTAGACTCCATCGGTGAGATGGAAGTAGGTGAAAATAAAACTCAATATGAAGGTACTCTTGACCAATTGTACAATAAAGACTTCAAACGCTTTATTGAATACAATAGACAAGATACCATGCTGTTGGTTAAGATTCATAACAAGTTAAAATTCCTAGAATTGGCAAATCAACTGGCGCATGAGAACACTGTACTGCTACCAACAGTAATGGGTTCTGTAGCAATGATTGAAATGGCAATTATGAATGAAGCCCACGAACGTGGATTGGTTGTTCCTGATAAAAAACGAAAGGTTGAAAATGCACAAGATGTCCAGCAGGCAGCAGGTGCCTATGTTGCTACTCCCAAAAGAGGTGTTCATGAATGGGTCGGGGCGGTCGATATCAACTCGCTATACCCCTCAGCTATCCGCGCTCTTAACATGGCCCCAGAAACCATTGTCGCACAGGTCAGACAAACACTTACTGACCAATACATGTATGAAAAAGGTAGGCGGTTAGCCACTGAAAAGAAACGATACAAGGAAGGCGATGATGATGTAACAGGTAGTATTCTTTGGGAGAACTTGTTTGGCTCACTAGAATATACCGCTATTATGAACCAAGAACGTGGTACTATTCTTACACTAGACTATGAAGATGGTCGTAGTGTGGAAATGAGTGCGGCAGAAATATGGAAATTGATCTTTGACAGTCATAAGCCATATATCATCAGTGCAAATGGTACTATCTATACCCATGAGAAAGAAGGTGTAATTCCCGGTCTACTTTCACGTTGGTATAGTGATAGAAAAATCATGCAAAAAAAGCTTAAAGAATCTACCAATGACGAAGATCGTGAGTATTGGGACAAGCGACAATTGGTTCGTAAGATTCTGCTTAACAGTGCATACGGCGCTCTGCTCAACGAGCATTGTCGTTTCTATGACAAGCGTATTGGTCAAAGTGTCACTCTAAGTGGTCGTCAAATTGTACGTCATATGATGAGTGCTATCAATGAATTAGTTGAAGGTACATATTCACATGAAGGACCAGCAATTGTATATGGCGATACTGACAGTTGCTATTTCACGGCATATCCTATTCTCAAGGAACAAATTGATAAAGGTGAACTGAATTGGAATAAAGAAATGTGTATTGGCTTGTATGATAGCATAGCGGATCAAGCCAATGAAAGTTTCTCGGCTTTCATGGAACGTGCATTTCATGCTCCAAGAAAGAATGGTGAAATCATCAAAGCTGGTCGTGAATTGATCGGTGACCGCAGTTTGTTTATCACTAAGAAACGCTATGCTATCAATATCTTTGACAAAGAAGGTAAACGCAAAGATACCAATGGTAAAACCGGTGATATCAAGGCCATGGGTCTTGACTTGAAACGTGCTGATACTCCCAAGTATATACAAGAATTCTTAATGGATATTCTTAAACGAGTTCTTGCCGGTGAGCAAAGAGAACAGATAA